CGAGTTCACTGGATCCCCTACGGCCTAGGATAAGGCCAACATTCGAGGAATAAGCAACCCTCTACCCATGGCTGACCGCGTCGGTGGGAACAATAGAGATGCCCAATTCCCGGAGGCTGAGAGACAACTCAGTATAAACAACCCACTCGGAGGAGAGTCTCGGTTTAGTCCAAGGCCGCTCATCTCTGAAACTTCTTATGCTCGTCATAGCGCCGCAGCGGGAGTTTCAGTAGACGGAGTCGCTGGAAACTAGGTTGGAGAAAAGCCTATGGTATAACCTACCATAAAACGGTTAAAGCTAGCTGGTTCTCGGCGTAACGAGAACAAACCCAGCAAGGAGGGAGAATCTCGATATACTGAGAAGGTTCCCAGCCGAACTGGTAAGCCCGTTCGAAAGGAGGCGCCTCGCGTAGAGGCTAACCGAGTAGACGGCAACCGCGCAGGAAAACGCTCCGCTGAAAAGCAGAGCAGAGTACAGCAACCCAACTCCTCAGTCGGAGATCGCAAAGACTGGAAAGCTGACTCAAGAATGAGACATGAAGACAAAGTCCGAGCCAGCGCAAGTAGGAAAGCTGTTGCTTAATATACCAAGCAATAGCCAGCTACTGGAAACCAAAACAGATTCCAGATCCTCAACGAGGACTAGAGTGATGCTTAGATAACGCCAACACGTGCGACCTAAGCGTCCCAGGTCCAAACAGGGAGAAGGAGTCTGTCTAGACAGGACTCTCAAAGTAGGACTGCTGACAAAGAGGCTTTTGATGCAGGCATACTACCGCCGGCAAGGAGCAAACGATCAGCTGGTGGAAGGAGACAGAAGGCCAAGAATTTGGAGAATGGAGTCCAGAAGGCAGTGCATGCGCACAAAGAGGAGCGAGAGACGAATCTTCCGTACGCCCTCAAAGCCCAATCGAGACTAGACTGGTATTACAGCGAGGAGAGCAGACTGCCTGAGTATTTGACTCAAGAGCATGAGCGGCTCATACTCAATGTTTTCAAGTCTACCAGATACGTTCCTCAGCGTAAGAGGATGCTCTGGATAGTCTAAGAGCTCATTGCCGACAGGTACGAGGCGAAGCGTGATTTATACCGCCTCAAGAGAAAAATGTATGGTTCGCAAGATGCGGGCGATGATGATGAGGAATCTAAGGAACCTGATCACGAAAGGGAACAAATTAGCGATGAGGAGCACTAACGCAAAATCAGTGACCACGCTAAAAAGAGCATCGCAGCCTACAACTAGCAATAGATTGTAGATGAAGCTGCAAGGAAGTAGAAGTCCGTTGCCAAGGTTTAGTTCTAGCAGAATACTAGAACGGAACCGGTACCGGCTAAGAAACCACCCACCAGAGCCGACTATGACAGAGAAATGAGTGAGTCAAGGATGAGGGAGTCTATAACACCAGACAAGCTTGACGGCATTTTTGCAGAGCAGGAGGAGAAACGTAGGGAGCGCGAAAAGGGGATGGCAGATAGACTTGCCAGCTTCTAAGCAAACAACAGACCGCAGTTCTAACCCAGCAACCAGGTCAACGTCATTGGTGAGAGGACATCAGCTGGAGACATGCTAGACCATGAAAACTTTTCAGACATAATGGAAAGCTAGCAATCAACGGGGAACGCGTCAGAGGCGAACAGACCTACCGCTTCAATAGGCAAAGGTAGAGGCAGAGGTAAACCCAGCAACATACCATTCCAGCTCAACGTTGACCTTGACGGTGAATAGGACGACGGAGGATATTCTGTCCAATATCTGGGCAAAGGGATGACGAGAAATCAGAGAAGGAGACTGAATAGGCAGAAGAAGGAAGACAGCTGGAACTCAGTCACTTCGTCGGAGAAGAAATGGGCTTATGATACTGTGGATGGTCTACAGAGACACAAGTCCACGACTGATCAGGAACACCAAGCCAACGTTCTGGCAGCAAAGGCTGCACAGGTTGAGAGGGACAAGGAAAGGGAGAACTTCATCAGGTAGGAGGATGCACTCTAAAACCGGACCGAGCAGCAATTCCAGACCAGCTTGGCAGAGAAGGCGAGAGAAGACAAACAGAAGGAAAAGCGTGCTAAGGCACAATCCTGGGACGTCGCTCAAGCCAACTTTGACTATGACGAGGAGAACGCGATTTAGGAAAGGGAGACCCCTGCACATCTGAAGAAGATCATGGAAGCAGGCAACGCTGCACTCAGAGCAGCAGGAAAACAGCCTTTGGGCATCACAGAATCCGTCAGAAAGGAGTACGAGGATAAAGTCAGCCTTGCTAAGGTCATGGCTCACCAAGAGGCTGAGCAAAAGAAGGCTGATGACAGGAAAGAGCATGCCAGGGAGGAGCTTAAGAACGACAGAAAAGGAGGCTTGGACAAGATCATGCAGGAACAGTCTCGCAGAAAGGTGCCAATTGGTATGACCAAATCGTCGATCGCTTCGATAGCCAGGTCAGGTTATGCCCATGATGGTCTGAGGATGACGACTTTCAATCACTACCACGATGGAAAGGCTGGCGTCCTTAATAACCAGTTTACGACCAGCTGCGATATAGAAATGGTCCGAGATTTCATTCACTAGAATAACTGCGTTATTGTGGATGAATTCATATGCAAGGGCTTCACAAAGTACACGCTGGAACATAAATCCTCCAGACTCAACTCAGAGTACACCACTAATACTTCACTCGGAGTGGACAAGGTGGTTGGTGACATCATCAATATCGGTGGTGCAGTCGAGGTCGGGACCAGCATGAAGTACTATGTTGACATCAACATAAGAGGAGCGGCCATCATAAAGGGGAGATAGGTTGATCAGATGAGGACCTATTACTACGGCAACCAATCGATGCTTGCTTGGCAAGGCATTACCAAAGGGACAACCGGTTTGGACCTAGGTGACGCTTCTGTCAGTGTCAAGATCAAGGATGCTCTCACAGGCCAACTCAGACCCTTAGGCGGCGTAAACACCAAACAGCCAACGATCGGATGTTTGTAGGGCCATGCTAGTCTGTGCGTCTGGATTACTGGACCAGGAGGAATGGAGCAGAATGTAGGAGCACTCAGGATGGACTCGGCAATCCAAAACGCTGCAGTGGGTGACTTAATGGCATAGGTCCAAGTCAGCAAGTTCAGTGGGGACAAACAGATGGACCAAGTCAACAGAGTTCTACCGTCACCAATGTTGGGGTTCAACATGGATAAGAAGTGGAATGATATCGACACAGACGGTCTAATAGAAATGACCAGAGCGTGGAAGTAGGCTGCAGCCGCAATGCCCTACATGTCAATTTAGGATATTGACCTACTCTCAACATCCAGCATAAGAGGCTAAGCCCAATACTCGGAAGATGTCTCAACGCATCCAATAATCACAATGAGGGACGAGCAGCTTGCCCCGAGTATATTCATGGTAGCTATTACCTCGGACGGTCAGCCAGTAAACTTCCCTGTCAGGAAGGCAGGTGGCGGGGGCAACCTTGCAGTCACCAATGCGGCTACATGGTTATCGTGTTACAATCCGATAACTTCAAGAAGGGTACCTTTTGAGTACAGCACGGACGTGGGTATGTTCGAGATGCTGTAGTGGTGTGACCTCAATACTTTCAAATTCCTATTTTACGGAAGAGCGGAGGGGTGGTCTGTTGACCAGCTCCCACGGCTTAGCGCCCTAAATAACTTGACACAGAGCATCTTGGAGGTATTTGAAGTATACAGCGTCACAATCAAAGAAGACTCACTCTCCATCCTCTCCTCAATGATCGGTTTGCAACTCTGCTTCATTACTGGACCCCAAAACAATTGGCTGCCAAATCAGAAGCTCAGCAAGTATCCAAACCAGACTGGGATTGTCAGTGACAAGAGGGCAGGTATGGGATGGATACCGATATGGGAAGCAGGGACCGAAGGACACGTAAAGGCATGTACTGTCAGTTTCTATTCAGAAAAGGGCACACACTGCGCCGCTCCACGCACGAGAGACGTGCAGGCATGGATTGCGATGTAGTGTGGTATGAGGTCTCAGGACATTACATAATATGCCGCCGCTGAAAGGCTAACGCTCGACAACATCATCTACTTGTCGTATCCACCAGGATGCACTCCGGAGCTTCTACATGCTGTGGTGCTGGGATGCATACATCGCAAGAGCTGGGGCAACAACGTCGGTGGCGACGAGGAGGAGAAGGAATACACCTACGGTGTAATGCCAAGCTTCAACTGGAGGGAGTTTGACTTCGGGAACGAAGAGCCTCACATTAACGTTTACCTCCTAGAAGCTGATCCGGCGAATCAGAAAGTTGAGGACATGGGTCTAGACGACACTGACATAACGGACCCTGCGGTCCGTATTCACATGTAGACGTTGGTGCCGTTTATCCTTCAACAACAAATGCTACAGGATCAGCTGAAGTATGCTACGCCCAGGGACGTTTAGCTCTTCAAGATAAAGTTCCCTCAGTACGTCTGTTTTAATCAGATTTCAACGGACAACCAGTGGATTACGGGATACACTAAGATGCAGCACAACCATTCTCAGTTCTGCGGAGTAAACGAGTACGGTCTATCCCAACCTCTATATCAGGACACTCTGCCCAAGTAGAGTTGGCTTCTTATACCCCTGATGACTCTGGGAGTCCTAGCACCAGCTGGGTTAGGTCTCAGCAACTTCAACTGGTAGTAGTGGAGCAACATAAAGGCGGCATGCCCATTCGTCCTTGAAGGACATGAAGGGTTAGGCTTCCAGAACAAGCAGGATTATCTCAGTACACCAAGACTGATGACGATCATGGCCAGACACATGTAGGCACACTTGCCTGCACTATGGTACTAGCTTATCCTCCAGCAACCGACTACGAGTGAGGATAACGGGGCTGACGCAGTCCAGGTGCAACTGCACAGATGGGAAGCAGCAAGAGCGGTCTATGACGTAATAGAGATAGTGCATGGAGCAGTGATCCAGAACCAGATGCTCATATCAAATCCAGACACCATCAGGATGTTCACCGGCCTACCAGCTATAAACAACATGGTGCGTAACCCCAGAGCCGTCTCCATTGATGCCTTCTCCTTCGAGATACTGAAGGGCGCTCAGTGGCAAATCACCAGGATGAGTGACATACTAGCTAACTTGGTAGGGAAGCAGGATATGTCAATGATGAATACCAGTTCATGGCTCGCGTCGCAGATGGACACATACAGGAACAATGCTAACTTGTTAATTACAACAAGAGGCGTGTTTGACAAGAGGCAATTCGCTAACTTGACTCATCTATTTGAGAGCTTCCTCGTGTTCAACAAGGCCGAGTCTGGTGATGCTGAAGAGGACGCTTTCAAGACTACTGACGTAGTATGCTCCATGCAAGGGTTCCCGGACGCATTCTCCTCCCGCTATACGGCCTTCCAAGCCATGCCGAGGTTCATGTCTAATGAGCTCAACATGTCAGTCATACTGCAATTCAAGGTATCAGGACATGATATGCACGTTGGCATGACCATCGAGCAGCCATCTGACGATTTTACATTGTTATACGATTGTGCTCCTCCACAGATGCTCTCCTCGATGGATGTGCAAGGCCATGGTAATGGACTATATGAGCCAGTCACTAAGAAATACTCGGGAGTAAACTTAAACCCTAAGGCATAAGTCACTCTCTACAGGGACAGGGTCTCTTGGAGATGGGAAGGTGACAGGCAAGTCATCATGAGCTCAAATGTACCTGTTTACATGCAAATGGGCAAGCAAGGCATACTCAGGAAAGGGCCCGGGGGAGCAGGAGCTCTCTTAGGACAAGGAGAGTCATGCTACTGGGGCAATGATATCGCCAGCTTCAGAGCAGAAGACTATCACCTTCTCAGCACCAGGCAAAGGCTATAGTTTATGGTCCTAGCCAACAGGAACTCCGTCATATATGACAGAAACGGCTATATCCAGATCAGGGTTGGCAAGCTGAGAGGAGGCATGAAAAGCTCGGATCTAGCCCGTGTGGAACGGTCGAGCTTCGATACCATAGGTGAGCAGAAACATGCCGACGACAGAATCAAGCAAAAGCAGATTGGTGGGCAAAGAAACCAAACCAGAGCAAGCATGCAGATGCAGACTAAGGCTCAGTCCAACGTGCGTCATCAAGATGTCTACCAGATGCCAGACCGTGACACGCTTGCTGACGCCACAACGGGCCTCCTCGACTACATGACCGGATCTACCAAGCCTAACTCTATGGAGAAGGAGGCAGCGAAAGCATTAGTTCTGACCTTTATGAATGAACACGACGGCTAAGATATGACGCCTCAGAGCATAGTTCACGACTTGACTCAGGGGGTCAAGAAGGAAGGTGCAGCAGACTTTTTTCTTGGGAAGTTTAAGCAGCTGGTGCTAATCGAATCTAATCCTAAGACTTGCAGCAGATCTTAATACAGATACGATCCTAGCGCCTCTGCTAGAGGAGCTGGAATAGCCAGCCGTGCTGAGATAATTCGCCTCCAACACGGAGCCAATACTCGGGACGTCGGTGCTAGTCTCGAGAGGATCAAATCTTGCATAGCTTCCGTCAATCTCCTGGCTATTATTTGCTTTGGGATTAGAGACAATATGGACTGTCGACAAGCTGGATCCGCAATTAAATCTATCGTCGATAGGTTCGCTTAGTAAGCTGAGCTACTAAATCAGCTGCGAGATAGGCTCCTAGTTATCAGCCGAGATCCCAAACTTTAGAAGGGTTCTGAAGTTATTGCAGAAGTACAAGACTGTGCTCGTCCACTAATGGCTATAGTTAAAGACGGGATAGCTAATGGTCTTAGGATGGCGGAGGGAGTAGCCAAAGCTTGGAGTGCTCAATTCGTTGGAGCTGATTCTCAGCAAGTCAGAACAGCAGTGGGATCTATCAGATGGAGAGACGTTCCATACGCAGTTCCTACTGCTACAGGATATGTGTGGGTTGATGCTGGGGAAGAATCGTGCCCTCAGCCAGTACTGGAGCCTGAACAGCTTAGAGTCCTCCTTGAATAGACGGTTTTCCATGCTTATAACCTCAAGGATAGGCCCAAAATAATAGATTAGTCTATTCAGGTGGCAGCATCTTATATCATAGGAGAAGATGCCGATAGAGATTGGTCCCAGTATAACAAGTATGTGGTCAAGCTCTTTGCACCATATAAATTCCATCCGAGCTACAGGGCCATAAACTGGAAGCAAACCACCTTAGCTGGCGATGTTGGGCTAGATAGGCTAAGCGGCAGAGGTACTGGAGCGCTGTCTGACAATGCCGGTGAACGTTCTCTCCAATTAAAACATGTTGCAAGGGAGTTCAATCTTGAGGTAAGTAAGCATGTGTCTAAATGGAGTTAGGAATATGATTTTGAGAGCTCGGATGACAGACCAGCTAATATCTCTAGCGATGAGTGGTTCTTCAGAAAACGAGGGGAATTCGAGCAAGGCAAGCGACGAACTTTGGCACTGGATAGAGTTCAGCGCCATTGGAATGACTGCAATCCAGAGCTACTTGCTAAAGCTTTAGGCTTAGACATTACTGGGGAAAACTTCTTCGCCAAGCTCGGACCAGTTGACAAGAAGGGTGACAGGCAGGCCGTCATAAGAGGTTCCAATATCCTTGGCGGAGAGGAGGTAATCAGCGGAGAGCCTAATGAAGTCAAGTCTGAGCAGGCTGACCTCAACAGTGGACTCTCGCAAGGTGCCGTCAGTTCCTTCGACGTCATATCAGTGGATAGCTGGCCTCCTGGAAACAAACAAAAGGAGATACAGGTAGATGGGCCAGTGTCTAGGATCCCTAAAATCCTAACCACAAAGGAGTTCAAGCCCAACACAGCCCTGGAAGATGAAGATAGAGACCGAGTAGCTCATGATATCAACATCTGGGTCAACGGTACTTTCGTAGAGGAGGCTAAAGGTTGCAGCCTGGACGCTCTTTCGAAAGTAGAGAGATGCTTACGCGACCTTATTGATTGGAGTTCTAGCGCTGAAACACACAAGATCTCCGGAATATGGCCATTTGTAGTCTCACTTGAAAAGACTCCTAAATGGATACAGTCCCACGCAAAGCTTCGCGGATTAGCAAGCGATTTGCTAATACTTAGCATCTGCAGTGGTAATGTTCTGTATAGCAACTGCGTAATACGATAATGGTTTATCGAAACAGGAGGATCGGGCGTTCGCCGAATTGCTAGTGTTATCAAGCTGGCCATTAAGTCACTACTCCGAGTCACGCGTAAAGAACGAAACGGTGAGCTAGCTGCTTGGCATGGTGACACCTCAGAGGAGGACAAGAGCGAAGACGAGTTCGATGCTAACGGAGGGGGCTCTAACCCAGGCCCTGACAAGCCAACTACTACCAAATCTTCCGCTAAGCGTACAGGCTATCAGGGAAGCAACGGCGGCGGACAAAGATCACATGGAGGGGGTAGTTAACTACAACTAGGGTAGTTGCCTGCAACAGCTACTGATGTATTGGGACTTTCAAAAGGGCTACACGGAGAGAAAGGATCCCGACCTATTTGTGGAATAACTATAGGCATGGACAGGCATGGGCCAAGCAGTCAAGTTGCCCAAACACAACATGACTCCGCTGGAAGTGGGAAAATAGATGGTAGAGCTACAAGGGACCCACTATGTACACGTCACGCCAGACAGAATGCAAGCCCTCATGCCTAAGATCATGCACCAGGCTGCCCCAGATCCGGCAATGATCGCTAGGAAGACAATAGCTAATCTGATGAGCGACGGGTCTAGCAAGTTTCATGGCCTAACCAAATCCCAGTACATAATACTGCTGGAGAACATTCCCAAGCTGGAGGCGATACTATCACAGTAAGATAGCGACAGCGTGCTGACCTAGCTGATCCAACACTACAAGACAGATGGGATGCAAAACTACTATGCGGTTCAGAAGTAGGAGGCGGGCAAAGTCAGGCAGGTGGTTAACACGGACATGGCAACGTACGTCTATTACACATGGATCTACACTAGGTTCATGGCTCTGACGGAAGGACCACAGTCCGACTACCTCAAAATGGTGTACCCATTCTCCAACCAGAGGCAGAGAGTGCAGTGGGAGGATAGGTTGATGGAGACATGGGAGGTGATGGTGCCAATAGACTAAAGCAAGTTCGACCACACAGTCGAACACTTCGTTATGACCATGCTCACCCTGAATATAATCAGCATGTCAGGAGCACACTACGGGACAACGACCCAGGACTGGGTAGCCTCAGCCAGCGTGATGAATTACGAATCCCACAGCTGGAGCATAGTGAAAGGCCTAATGAGCGGGGTCAAGATGACATCACACATCGGGTCAATAGCGAACCTGCTGTATTTGACAACACTCACGGATGTCCTTAGTATACCATTGTCCTTGGACACCAGAGTGGGGGGCGACGATGCGGCTTTGATGGTGCACACCTAAAGATAAGCTGTGGACCTGATGTAGGCATTTAAGGCGGAAGGGCTGCTCGTGTCAGTGCAGAAGAATAGAATCACCCCAAGCTGCTGCCCAATTAACGACTTCTTACAAGTCATATACAACGTTGGAGGACTAGCATATGGCAAGGCTGGGAGGATGAAGACGTCCATAACATTCAAGAAGCCTTGGCTCGAGGATCAGAAGTACCAGATGACCGTCGAGGAGGTGGAGTTTCAAAAGAACGATTACTACTCCGACTGGGTGCAGCTGTAAAGGAGGTGCAATGCTACCAACCCATTCTGCAGAGTTGTAATGCTCTCACTGCGTAGCTAGAAGATCAAGTCTATAGCATGCAGTAAATCTGTGGCCCCAGGGTGGCTGCAACAAAAGACTCAGCTAGACTTCACAGTCTGGGTCATGACTCAGCCGGCATACGACAACCCATACTACGAGCCCAGGCTAAGGCTGATAAGAGAGGACGAATCCGTTAGGCCAACAATGGTAATGACCATGCAGGCAAAAAGGAGAGCTGCTTAGCCCAAACTTCGCGCAAAGGTGTAGCAGCTATTCAAACCAAGCAAGAGTGCCACCAAGGCCTGGATCTCCAGGCAGCTGGTATAGCGCAGCTCATCTCTCTCGGTGTTAGGTGACATACAACAGTCCCTTTCATTAAATTCCGCTGAGTACATGGAAGTACTGCGTAGCAGGGACTTCCATCTGTACCAGACACTCATGGCCGAACACTCTGCCATGCTACTGGAGCAACAAAGTGTTGATGTAGACCAGGGAACGGTGACCGTAGTGTTAACCAAAAAGGTCCAAAATAACAGGCGACTGTATGCGGATTAGGTAAAGATAAGTCCTGTAGAGGCACGGAACCTATTCCACCAGCACACAATCACGCCATTCACGGCCCAATAATACAATGAGGCCAAAAACGTGCTGGGAGACCAGCAGCCCTTTACGATGCTAGAGAAACTACAAGCCTCCACTTACGTGGGGATGACAGTAGTCAACTAGGGAATACACATCACAACAGATGACCTGACTTCGAATCCAGTGAGAGCACTGGTGTTCGCACAAGACAGGGCCGCTTTGTGGTTGTCAAGGGTGACTAGGCTAGATAGCCACGTCTTAGATTGGATGACATATAGGTCGACCATCTATGACAGCAATTTCCGCGCTTGAGCGGAACTTGTTGCGAGACGTAATTAATGGACATGGGCTCTATATGCTCTTATTACCTAGATAACTGGGTTGGGGGTGTCCT